AAGAGACAGATTCAACACCGCGCGCGGGCGAGGCGCACTCGGGTTCGCGTCGCGCACTCGGGTTCGCGAACCGGGGTTCGTCAGGCGCACCGGGGTGCGTCGCTGCGCACTCGGGTTCGCGAACCGGGGTTCGCTGCGCACTCGGGTTCGCGCACTCCAGTTCGCGGATCTGCTTCGCGGTCTTCTGGATCATGCGGACGCTCTTGCCGGTCACGTCGGCGATCTCGTCGCGGCCCACCCCGAGTGCTTCCAACGCGATGATGAGCTGGGCCATCGAGTTGCCGCCTGCCGCAGCGACGGCACGGATTCTCTCAACAACTCGTTGGGCGTCGCCGCTTGCCCTCGCCTTGTTTCCGTCAGGTTTTTCCGTCATATGATCGCCTGTCAGGTTGCGTTGTTGTCTGCGTTCTGGCTCTCGGTCGCGCCCCCGCACCTGGAGCCGCTGAGTTCCGTCATTGCACCCGTTCCAACGGCCCCGTTCACCCGAGCGGGGCCGTCAGCTTTTGCGGGTCGGAAAATTTCCGGGTCATGAAAACTGCACCCGTTCGGAGTGCGCCCCCGCCTGCCGGATTTCCCTTGGTGTGCCGGGCCTCCCGCCTTGCCCCCGGAGTTCAGGCGGTGGCTGTCTCGAATTCTTTGTCGACGACTGGATCGACCGCGGGCGTGTACCGGGCTGGCGGCAGCCACGTGGCGCTCGCACGCACGCAGGACCGCGATAGATGGCCGGCGCAGTAGCTCTTGCCGGGAACCTTGGTGTGGCCACAGAAGCCCCGCGTGGGTTCGCCGATGGGCCAGCGGCACTGGCGCTCCTCGAGGTCGAGCAGGGCGACGAGATCGGTGCGGGCGCCGTCCTGGCGCTCCATCTCAGCTTTGAGTTCCCGCCAGTCGGCGGCGGCACGAGCAACGTCATCGGCCGTGCCGGCACGTAGGCCGCCAGACTTGGCGTTGATCCGAAGGATGCGCGGCGAGCGCTCGACCGACCCGATGGCCTTCTGCCGCTCCATCTTTCTGAGCTGTGCGGCTCGCCGCTTGTTCTTGATCTGCTCGGGATTAGCGCTCTTGCGCGGCGCGAGGCATAGCCGATACGACTTGCCGATGACGGCGCTCCGGGTGACGCCTCCGAGGCGGGCTGCGATCTGGCTCGCACTGAGCCCATCCGCCCATAGCCGCTTGAGCCGCTCGATCCTCTCGTCGTTCCAGTCCATACAGCCCCCGCTGGCTCCGACGATCGCGTGACGCGCGCCGACGATCGGAGCGGAAGCCCCGGCGCACGCATTACATGTTGCTGATACGCCCGTTGAACGCGGGACTAGGCGACGATCGAGAGCGCCGACGGCATGCGGCGGCGCGGGCGCCTCATCTTGGGCGCCGGATGCTTGCGGATGTATGTCAGGATTCGCTCAGCCTTGGCCATCGTCACCGGCCGACCGGCCCGGACGCGGCTGACCATGCTGCGGTCGCCGTCGACCTCGATGCCGAGGTTCGTCGGCGGCATTCCGGTCGCCTTCAGGTAGGCCTCGATCTCGGCCCGGAGATGCTTCATGATGTCCATGCGCCCACCTTAGTCAAACGGGCTTTACTCGTCAACACCCGTGTGACTTATCAACAGCTCGCGCATAAAAATTGGGGATTATCCGGTTGACAAACCCACGAAATTGACCCATATATCCATCAGAACAGAGATGGAAATGTGTCATGTCGGTGCTCAATCAGCCCTATTTTCACGATGAGGCGGCGGCTTTCGCGAAGCTCGAAGGCGTGCTTTGGCCGAATGGTCCCGTATGTCCCCATTGCGGGAATGCCGAGCGGATCTACGATCTGAAGGGCGTGCGCTCGAAGCCGAGCAAGAAGAACCCCGAAGGCCTCGTTCGCCACGGCCTCAAGAAGTGCAGCAAGTGCCGCCAACAGTTCACGGTGCGCGTGGGCACGGTGTTTGAGAGCAGTCACGTCCCGCTGCACAGGTGGTTTCAGGCCGTGCACCTTCTCTGCTCCAGCAAGAAGGGCATTAGCAGTCACCAGCTCCACCGGGTCTTGGAGATCACCTACGAGGCCGCGTGGTTCATGAGCCATCGCATCCGCGAGGCCATGCGGACTGGCGACCTTTCCGTTCCGATGGGCGGCTCCGGCTCCAGCGGGATCGTGGAGGCGGACGAGACTTTCATCGGCCGGAAGAAGGACAAGCCCGTGCGCCGTGGCGCCGGTCACAAGCATGCGGTGCTGTCCCTCGTGGAGCGCAACGGCCGCGTGAAATCGGTGCACGTGGACGATGTGAAGGCATCCACCCTGGTGCCGATCGTCAACGAGAACATCTCCAAGGAGGCGCGCGTCATGACGGACGACGCGGCCACCTATTACCGCAAGCTCCGTGGCTTCCGCAGTCACGAGACGGTCAATCACGCGGCAGAAGAGTACGTGCGCGGCGACGTTCATACCAACACCGTCGAGGGTTATTTCTCGATTTTCAAGCGCGGCATGAAGGGCGTGTACCAGCACTGCAGCGAGAAGCACCTGCACCGCTATCTTGCCGAATTCGACTTCCGCTACAACAACCGCTCTGCCATGGGCGTCGAGGACGCAGAGCGCACGGAGCGGGCGATGAAGGGCATCGCGGGCAAGCGCCTGACGTACGAGGGAAGCTGACGCGCCCGAAGAAATAGGTCTCGCAGCCCTAGGCCTTTGACGGCCACCGCCCTGGGGGCGGGTCCACTACCGAGGTAGTGGCTTCGGGCTGCGAGAGTAACACTAGTATACGATTCGATTCGGCAAATTTCAAGTGTCAAGTGAGAACATTAACCGAACGCGCGCGTCACCGACGAAGCTGCCGATGCCAGACCGTGAACTTCCCGGAGATTGCTGTATCGACGTTTACATATTTGATTCTCGCCCTACGCAACACATGGTCTGACAGTTCGCATTTTGCGGGTGAAGCGTCAGTTGCGGTGCGGTGCCCATTGAGGCTGAACAGAAACGCACCAAGCAGCACATCAACGAGTTGAAGGACTGGGGTGGAATGTGACTGCCGAAAATGAAGCCGGCGATACGGCCAGTCTCTTCTGTCCCCCGTCTTTGCGATGCCTCGGTTCAGAATGGTCCGCACGTCGTCAGTGACGTTTGGCGTCGAGCGATCATCAGGGTAAACGTAAAACAGTCGATCCTTATAGAGGCGCCCGAACTTCATAGCTAGTTGGTATACTTCCTTATTGAACCCGATTTCTCTTGAGCCCTTGTTGTGCGCGGCGTCATTTATCAGCGTTGTGTCGACGATGAGCGAGTGGTAGTGGAGCGGTGCAACGTTCGGCACGCCGTCGAAGAATACGTCAACGAACCGTTTGTAGGCGGGCAATTTAGACTTTGAGACCTTGACCCACTTCATTTCGCCAGTAGGAAGCTCCGGTAGTCGGGCAGCCGCGAGGGCGGCTTCAAGTGATGCGCGTTGCTGCACGTGCACTATGATGCCAGCTAGACCCAAGTACCTGTGCTTGGTCTGACTGGATTCGTCGATGTAGATTTCGCTGATCTGGTCAGGCGTCGGCTTGATGCGAGGCGACAGAGATTTCATGGCAAAAGCACCAACGAACGGCCGCCGCAGCCAGCGCGAGCGCTTTGAACAAGCTGCTCGTGATGTCGGGGCGGAAGAGGACGAGGCGGGGTTCGAGAGACGACTCAAGGCGGTCGCGAACGGCCCTACGTCCACAAGCGCGAAAAAGGCTCCAAGAAGCGGGAAGGGCGAGCGAAAGTGATGCGGCCTGCATGGTGCGACCCTTCGCACTGCTGAGGCCCGGCGCGTTGACAATTACGCGCGAATGCGCTTGTGTCGCGCTGCTACTGACGTTCCCGCGCCGAGCCCTCGGTTTCGGGAACCACGGCCGCAGAGGCGCCAACCTCTGCGGCCGTTTTGATTCGAACCGAACGATAGCCGAAGGTCAGTCCAGAGTCGAATCCTGGACCCTATATGTTCTCAGGCCGTGGGTTTGTCAACCGGATAATCCCCTAAAAATTTGGCTCGTTGAACTTTTGTGGTTGACAGGTAAAATGCATTAGACCATTGTCCATCCATCAGGACGCGAGAGGGTGCCACGCCAGATCCCGGCCTGATCCATGCGGGGTAGGAGCCCGGCTGCCGAGTGGCAACACCAGAGGGGCGGCAGCCGGGAACCTCGCGAACGGGCACAAGGGGCGAGCCGATGATCTTTCAATTCAGCTTCGATTGGGCAATCCAGGGCGTCGTCGTGGCGCCGGACATCGAGGGCGCGGCCGAGATCGAGTTCGGTCGCGACGGGGGCTGGAGGGTGGCCGGCATTGAACTCCTCGAGTTCAATAGCGATCGGTCCGTGATCATCCCGGATGATCACCCCATCTGCCGCGACATCAAGCTCTGGCTGCTGAAGAACAAGGTCGACGAGATCGACGAGGCGGTCGGCGCCGAGCTTCCCCGCAACGATCCCCACGCCGAGCACCGTCATTCGGTGCGGGAGCTGGTGTGATGGAGAGCTGGGTAGAGACGGCCTGCGCCGTCGTAAATGGTTCCAGGCGCGACAGCACCATGCGCCCCGCAGATGTCGCTGCTTTGGCTGTCAGGTGGCAAGACGTCATCCCCGATATCGCTCAGGGCGCCTCGGACGCCATCACTCGGATCACGACTGGCGCGCATGACGACTACATCCGCCGTCTGCCGCATGTAGGGGGCATCAATGTCCGCTGACGTGATCGACCTCCGCCCGATCCTCGCCCGAGAAATCGGCGGCGCAGACGAGAAGGCCGCCGCGAAGCGGCTTGCGGATCGTGTGTTCGCCGGGGCGATTGCTGAGCTTGATCGAGCCTACGGCCGCGAGTACCGCCGGCTCCGGCTCCTGCAGACGCTTTACGCCATGGACAGGGCAGAGGAGATCGCCCGTGGCTGACCGCCAATCCGACGACGGCCGCACCGTCACCTACACCTTCAAGCGTGGCGATGAGCACGTCGGCTTCGCTCTGCTCTCATCTCTCATCGCCTGGATTGCATGCGCGGCCGCTGTGCTGCTGCACGTCGCCGGTGCGGGCCAATTCATCGCGGACAGACTCGCGCTGATCGCAACCGGCATATCTGGGCTGTTCTGGGGCTTCTACATCCTCATCATTCATCTGACGGACGGGAAGTGAAAGGCGCATGCGAGCGTGGTGGAAACGGTAGACACAGCCGGGCTTATACCATGGCGGGAGTACCGCCCGAAACCCGGATTGGCCAGCAAGTCGAACCGTCATTAACGGCGACCGTCTCGGGTTCCAACTCTACGAGACAGCGGGTGGGTCCGATGGAGGGAGGGAATGCGGGTTCAAATCCCGTCGCTCGCATCAGAACTTACGGGTGCATGAGTCCAAGGGGCGAACAATGACCAATGACACGACAATTACTTCTGAGGGGACCGGCGGGGGCGCTGGTGATCCTCGCTCTGGTGGCAGTGCTGGTGATCATGGGGACCGGGCTCGGCGTGATGGCGGCAGTCATCGCACGGGAGATGTTCGGGTGATCCCGCCCGAGATCGTCAAGGCGATTTGCAAGGTGCAGAGCGGCATGCAGGCCGTGAAGCGCGACGGCAAGAACCAGCACGGCGGGTATCAGTTTGCGAGCACCGATGCGGTCTATGCGGCGCTCGCGTTGAAGCTGGCCGAGGTCGGGCTGTCGATCCTCTGCCTCGAGGAGGAAGTGCCCGAGATCAAACGCACCGAGAGCAACGGGAAGACCGTCCAGTGGGGACGCTTCGTGTTCCGCTTCATCCTCGCCACGGAGCAGGCGACGTGGAGCGATCCGCGCTGGCGCCGGACGCTGTACCTGCAGATCACCGGGCCGCAGAGTTTCATGGCGGCGCAGAGCTACGCAGAGAAGGCACTGCTGCGGTCGCTGTTCAAGATCGCAACCGGCGACATCGACCTCGACGCGATGCCGCAGGCCGAGACGGAGGAGCAGCAGGAGGCGCTCGTCGGCAACGGCCGCAAGCGCAAGTCCAGCTCGGCGGCAAAGAAGGACGGCACGACGGATACGTTCAACGGGCTGCGTGCTGCGATCTCATCGGCGCCAAGCCTCGACGACCTGATCACCCTCAAGAACGAGAACGCGGAAGTCATCGCCGAGATGCCGGAGCGGTGGGCGTCGCTCATCGACGAGGAGTTCATCAGCAAGTCGGACGAGCTGCGGGCGAGGATGACATGACCACGATCATTTTCCACGTCGACGTGGACGGAACCCAAACGATCTATGCCGACGTCCCGGTTCGGTATCTCCAAATCGAAGAGGCGGCACCGAATGACCGCGTGTACCGGCGACAGGTCATTGCCGCAACGCCAACGGCAATCTCCGCGATGATCGGGGACAGCCCAATCGGGCACGCTGGCGACGACAGGCACGAAGCGCTGTCACGTCGCATCCTTGGCAAGCCGACAGTCGAACTCGTCAAAGGTGACGAGAAATGACCCGCAACTCCACCCGCGACCGTCGAGAGTGCGTCGAGCGTCATTCGTATGAGCGCGGCGGCAAGACGTTCATGCGCTGCCACATCTGCCAGGGCGAGATCGACCTCGCCATCTCCTCTTGGGAGGCGGAGCACCCGGTTCCCTTCGCTCTTGGCGGCCGCGACGTGTGGCCGGCACACTGGCGCTGCCACAAGGCCAAGACGGCCTCGGACGTTTCCGAGATCGCCAAGGGCAAGCGGGCTCGCGAGCGGAACCTCGGCATCATGAGGAGCGCACGCCCGATGGCAGGAAGCAAGGCGAGCGGGTGGCGAAAGAAGATGGACGGGAGCGTGGAGAGACGATGAGCACGACAGCATCCCGGTCATGGATGAAGGCGATCAGGCCGGCAATCGGCCCAGCCCTCGATGATCCACCTACGGCGCCGAAACCCGTGAGCCTCGACACGCTCGCTGCCGCCATCGTCAGAGCGAGGAACCTTCGCGTCCAGGCAGAGTGCATGGTCGAAAAGGTCATCAGCACGATCGAACAGACCATGGCCGCGCTTGAGCTTCAGAAACAGGAGGCCGAGCGCGGATTGGGGGAAGCCCGACGGATCGAGCTGGAAGAGATCGCCCGGTTCGTCTCGGAGTGCAAAGAGCTTGGCGTCAAAGCGGAGGACATCGCGTCATGAGTGAGATCAGCTTCATTATGTCCGTCATCGCCCTTGTGCTCGCCACCGTCGCGGCGGCGGCTGTGTTCATGGTGGTGTGATCATGAAGCGGCTCATCATCCCTATCCTTTGCACGATCGTCAGTGGGGTTGTCGCCATGCTCAACCCCGCTTGGTATTCGTGGCTCGGATTTGGGTATACGTCGGGTGTGCTCTTCTGCAGCCTGATCGAAGTGCTCTTTGAGGAGAGCTGGCGCCGGAGGCTCATGAAATGAGAGCCCGCCACGATCACTGCCCCGAGTGCGGGTGCGATCTGGCGCCACGAAAACGGCGCTCGGTCCCGGACCATAGGAGGCTGTTCGCGCTCATCAAGCAAGCCTTCGATAACTGGCCGGAGGCGCACGAGTTCACGCCAGAAAACCCGGAGCACCTTCGCGCGTGGCTCGTGTGCAAGGCGGGCTGGAAGGACGCGACCGCCTACGACCTCGGGGAGCGCGCAGACGCGGATGTCGTCGCGCTCGCGCTCGAGGCTGCCATCAAGGCAGCGAAGGGAACCGGATTCGTCCGCGTCGTCGGGCGCAGCGTCGCCGTGATCACGCCGAAGAGCATGGATTTTCGCGCCATGGGGCAGCAGGAGTTCGGGCTGCTCCGGGACGCGATCACGGACATCATCACGGCGGAGACCGGGATAGAGGCGGAGAGGGCGGCGGCATGAGCAACGAACTGAATCAGCCTGACGAGGAGATGAGAGGATGACCTGCTCGACGTGCCGATACTGGAAGGTGCTCACGTCGGCCACACAGCCCGGATCACCTGCCTCGCCACCGGAGAAGCCGTCGCAAGGCCGGTCAGCGCCCAGATCACCGCGACGATCCAGGTAATCGGGTGATACAGAGCCCGATGGATCATCGTCCGGGCAGCAGCTTGGACATCATCTCTAGGGCCTCGGGACTGATGCGGCCGAGTGCTCCCAGCACCAGCAGCACCACGATCCCGATGATCTGGAGCCATGGCCATCGCCCGATGTCCGGGAGCTGGCGCCGTTCGAGCTCGGCCAGCCTGTCCTGGTGATCGTCCAAAGTCTCCTCCACCCTGGACTGGCGCCAGTGCAGCATGCCCGGCTCTGTTGGGTTCAAGGTAGGAGGCCACTCGCCGGAGTGCCGCCGATGTCTGAGGGTCATTCATGCTTTCGCCTTCGGTGCCGCCTTGCTGGGGGCTGCGGTCGCCGGAGGCCAACAATTGGCAGTGTAGACGACCTGTTTGCCCTGCTTGAGGGTGTCATAGGCGCTGTTATGAGCCGCCACCTGCTTCTGCGTCTCGCAGGTGTCCTTCGGGCTGGCCTGGATCGGCTTGAAGCTCTGCAGGCTCGAGTCAGTCGACACGCTGATAGGGGTCGCGCACGCCCCCAGCGCCAGAGAGAGAGCGAGCGCGGGCAGTGTCGGCAGCTTTCGCATTGTCCTTGGCCTTCTGTTCGATCTTGACGACGACCCGCTCGGCGCCGATGCGCTGCTGCTGCAGGCCATACAGCTTCAACGCGACAAACCCGGCGAGCACGGCCGCAAGGCAGCGGCCTAGAAACGTGCCCCACAGCGACGCTTTCAGCGCCGCGAGAACTGCTCCCATCATGCTGCCCCCTTGGTCGCGCCGCTCGGCGTCGAGCGCCCAGCGGCGACATCCTGCTTTTTCAACTCCTGGAACACCTGCGCCGCGACGTACATGACGACGCATCCCACCACCATCACATGCACGCCGTAGGCCTTGGCGAAGCCGGCGATGGCATCGGCGTAGCTCTTGGTGGCCGTGATGTTGTCGAGGCCGGCCCAGGCCAGCGGCGTGCTCGCGATCGTCACCTGCAACGCCTTGATGCGCTCGGCGAGGGAGAACGTGCGGGAGGTCTCTGAGTTGACGACCGGCGTTGCCGGCGGCGTGACGGCCTGCGGCATGCGCGCCGCCTGAACGGCGGCCCCGAATACCTCCGCCTCGCGTGCGCGGCGCCGGACGAGGCCGGCGAGTTCGACGCCGGCAGCCTTCGTCCACTTGCCGAACTGGCCGCGCGCGCCCTCGTAGTCGCCCGCGTTGAGCAGTTTGAGCAGCGTGGAGCCGCCGAGAGCGCCAGAGCCGACGTTGTAGGAGAAGCTCACGAGCGCGTCGTACTGGCCCTGCGTCAGCGGAACGGTGACGAGGCGCTGCACGGCGGCCGCGTGCTTCTCCATCTCGGTCGCGAGCATGGCCTTGCCCTCGGCCTCGGTCACGATCATCCCCTCGGAGACGCCTTCCGTGCAGCCGGCGTAGATCGTCCAGACGCCGGCCGGGCAGCGATAGGCCTTGTATCTGCCGTCTGGCATTTTCTCGTGGAGACCTTCGAACTCGATGATGAGGTCGAGCCCCTGCGTCGATAGCTTCATCATGCCCCCCTGAGCGCGGCCATCGCCGCCGCTGCTGCTGCTGCCTGCGCCGCTGAAACGTGCTCGATGAGCTGTTGCACCGTGACGCCTCTCGCCTTGGCGATCGGCTCGAGCTCGGCGCGGGCCTTGGACGCCTCCGCCGCCTCGGCATTCGACGCGGTGAAGCAGAGCCACGACAGGTGGCTCGCCGCCTGCATTTCGATGAGCTGCTGCTTGAGGGCGGCGATCTCGGTGTTGACGGCGCTCGTGTCGGCCTGTTCGACGACGACGGTTGCCGCAGGTGCCGGGCGCGGCATCTCGTCGATCACCTGATAGCCGACGATGACGACGCCGCGGGCCTGGTCGAAGTCGTACTTGGGCAGCCGCGCCTGGTTCGGGCCGATCTCTGGCTTCGGCGCGAACGCGACCGGCATCCGCTTGCACTCGGGCGGGAGGGGCTGGGTGTCCTCGGTGCTTTCGAAGCGGAGGATTTCAGAGCCGCGGAGGATTGCGAATTTCCACATCGGACGTTCTCGTCGTTGGTGGCAATTACTGCTTGAGAGCGACCATGGCGGCGCGGAGCGCGGTCGTCGCCGCCTCATTCGCCCGCCCTTCGCTGCGGTCAATCAGGATGGCGAGCAACGCCTCGTCCGTGACGCCGTTTCCGCTGACCGTTCCGAACTCCCCGCTGATGAAGTCGAGCAGGAAGAGGCAGCCGTTCGGTCCCATCACCCTGTAGCGATAGACCATGCCATCGTCGCCTGGGTCGGCGAGCGCGTGCACGATCATCTCGTTGTTGCGGACGTCGCCCTTGTGGTCGGTGAGTTCTTTCATGCGGACGTCTCCTGCTTTCGAATTTCTCTGGTCTCGGCTAGCAGCGCGGCGCCGTTGGCGCGCATTGCCGCCTGCTGCTCCGTTAGCAGACGTTTCAGATCAGCTCGCGCCTTGTCCCGTTCGATCGCCAGGTTCACGCACCTCGCCTGCAGCGCCTTCGTTTGTTCGACGAGTTCGTCGAACATCGTTTGGCCCTCGTTAACGCCCTGCCCTGATGTCTCGCCCATGGTTGCCCTCAGATTGCTGCGAAGACCGGCACGTAGTAGGCTGTCGTGCCGATGTAGAACTTGATGAACCCTGCACTGTCACGGTTGGTCGCGTCGTCGAACTTGATCGTTCCGACGCCCGTCGACCGGGCAGCAAGATCGCTGGTGCCAGACAACGAGATGTAGCCCGCCTTGCCGCCGTGGTCGGACTGCGCCGACAGCTCACCCGCGCGCACCTTGGCCGTCGCGGTAGCACCGGAGACCTGCATCTCGAGCTCGGTGCCAGACGTGTTCTGGAAAAACCCGACCGCGTTGTTGCCGCCGACCAGGATGCTGTTCGTGCCGTTAGTGTTGAAGATCTGGAAGTAGCCCAACGATTGCGAGGTCAACAAGCGCCCGATCTCGTTGGCGGTCGAATGCACAGTAAGGTCGATGGACGGCCCCGTCATTCCAACGGCAATTCTGCCGCTCGGGACGCTCAGGCTTCCCGTCGTCACCTGCAACTCGGTCAATGCGTTGTTGTGAGTGAGGACGACGTTACCATTGTTAAAATTGATCGTTCCGCCCGCCTTCAGGAATGCGTTGCCCCATTTTTTGGTGCCGCTGCCAAGGTTCGAGGCACCGTCCGTGGCAGAGGCCACCATGGCGTCGAAATAGTAGGCGACAGACGCGCCTAGGAAGGAAAGTTGGTTTGTTCCGTGCTCAATCGTCACGTCGCCGGAGTTGAAGTCAATCTGGGCCGTGGCCGAGAGGTAAAGGCGCGAGAAGCCCTGGCCGGCATGCCCAAGGGCGTCCGCCGCGTTCGAACTCGGCAGCCAATAGCCGACGCCCGCCGTCGCCCCAGGCATCGTCACGCCCCCAAGGATCATCGTCGAAGGCTGAACGACGATGAACTTGGTCCCGGTCGAGCCTGATCCTGCGCCGGCGCCGCTGAACGTGACGCCAGCCAGCGTCAAGCTGCCGCCCTGGTTGCTGCAGAAAGCGGTGAACGTCGCTGCCGACACCGCGTAGCTCGACGTCCCCGCGCAGATGAGGCAGCTCTCGCTCGCAATGTACCAGTGGTAGGCATACGACGTGCCGGAGATGGCGACGCTTGCCCCAGTCACGTATCCGACCGATCCTCCGTTGACCGCGGAGACGTGGATGCCGCCGGCGCAGTCGCCGAAATCGATGTTCCAGACATCGACGATGCCGTGCTGCGATGCGGAGATCAGCGTTGCGCCAGACCCGGACGCCTGCTTGAACCTGAACCCGTTCAGGATGACGCCGGACCAGTCGCGGGCCGTGAAGCAGGTTTGGCCGGCGGCGCACTGCCACACACAGTTTGACGGCGTCGCGCCGTCGCCAGCAATGTAGATCACATGGTTGCCCATCAACCGCTTGGTGTGGACGACGTTGTTCTCTGTGAACGTGCCGTTGGCGACCTGGATCGTCGGACCGTTGACGAGGCAGTCGATGTTGGCCTCGATGACATCGATTGCCTTCTGGATCGTCGCGAAGGCGGACCCGCTCGTCAGGCCATCGTTGCTGTTCGAGCCGCTCGCGTGGTTGACGTAGAAGGTGATGGCTGTCCGCGTCTGCCAGCGGAAGCTGTTCTCCACGACCCAGGCATTGTTGATCTGCGTGATCCAGATCGTCTGTGTCGGGTAGAGAGTGAATGACGTCACACCGTCGGGCGCGATCACCCACCCCCTGCTCGACGAGTTCGTGACCTTGAAATTGAACATTTCGTCGAAACCGCTGGCGGCCGGCACAGTCACAGTGCCAGCCGTCGTCACGAGCGAGAAGTGCTTGAGGTTGTCCCCAGTCGAAAGCGAGAATGACGCCGCCTTGTCTTCTTGCGTCATCCCGCCGGGAGCACCCTTGTCGCCTGTTCGCTCCCATATGATCTGCACGTTACCAGACGACAGCGACGTGACGCCGGAGACGTAGGTTACTGCGATTGTATGGAAAGTACCGCTGTCCGTGCTGGCACCGGTAATCTCGAAGCGAGCCTTGTTGGCTGGCGTCGTGATAGACGCCAGCGTCACGTATCCGCGGTGCGCCGTTGTTGTGCTGTCGTCCCACTGCGCAACGGCAGCATCCTGCGCCACGCCGAGTCGGTCCGTGTCGTGAACGTAGAGCGCGGTCGCCAGGGACAGGTTTGCGTTGTTGGCGCGAACCGTACCAGTAGCAGGGGCCGCCCCTATCGACGTCGAGAACGTGTAGTCGAATGACGCTGTAGCAGCGCTACCCGTCGATCCCGTGTCACCCTTGTCGCCCTTCTCGATCACGAGGACGGCGCAGTCGGTGCCGTTGGCGATCGTTCCCGTCGTCGCCAGATAGGTGACGGGGAACGTCCAGTAGCTCCCCTGATCGGTGCCCGCACCCGTGATGCGGAAGGCGTGGAAGTTCTGGGTCGCGCCTTCCTTCGAGATCTTCACGAGCGCGCGATCTGACGACGTGGAATCGTCCCACGTCGCGATGACCGCCCCCATCGACCCGCCGGCCGAGTCCGTCTCGGAAACCGCAAGCTGCGTGATGCTGGCAATAGTGGCGTTGTTGCCGGCGATTTTGCCAGTGCCAGGGTCGCCGCTGGTGGACGTGGACCACTGGTAGGGATAGGCGGCGTCGAGGCCGTCGGAGCCCTGCGTTCCCTGCTCACCCTGCGGCCCCTGCTGCGCGGTCAGCTCAAGGATGTTGACGTAGGCGTAGGTCTCGTACTCGGTGTTCCCGCCGCCCGTGGCGATGTTGAGCGCCTCGCCGAGGTCGCCGGTGTCGGTGTTGCTCTGAGCGTAGTATTCGAGCGTGATCGTATCCGACGCGGCAAGCGTGAACCCTGCGGCACCCGACAGAGTGACCTTCTCGGCCCCGGACAAGGGGTTGTTGATGCCCCGGTAGTAGATCGGGGTGCCCCCGTTCGCGATCTTGAGGCGGATGCCCTGCGTGTTGCCCGCCGACATGAACTTGGCGAATTGGACGTAATAGGTGCCGGCCGGGAGCGTGATTGCGTTCGATGACAGCGAGCACCCGGTAATCGTGTTGGTCGATTGGGTGCCGAGCGTTGCCGTCGTCCATGCCGCCGCTGTGGCCGAGCCTCCCGCCGTGCCGTCCGCGCGCTGGTCGAGGAACAGGGCCTGCTTGAGGGTGGTGCTCGACGGCGCGGTGATGTTGGAGAGGTCGACCCAGGCCGAGCCGCGGAACTGGACGAGCATGTCCTCGTCTTGGACATAGGCGAGCCAGCCGCAATCAGTCGTTGGGCGGAAGCGGATATAGGAGCCGTTGCCGTCGTATCGGGCAAGATCGTGCTCGGCAAAACCGAGAGTAGACCATGCCCCAGTCGGCGTTCCGTTGACGAGGTAATAGGCGCCGGTCACGGGCGACGTTGGGGCCGCTGTCAGGCGATCGGCAATCTTAGGATACCACGCGGGCGCCGTGCTCGACTTGTCCACGGCCACGATGTAGGCCGCAGCTGTGCTGACGATCGTCACAGCCTCGCCGGGCTCGCTCAAAACGATGGTGTCTTGCCCTGGAAGGGTGATGACTCCCGCATTGGCGGTTCCCGCGTGGACCGCAGTCAGAGGCAAGCCGTTGGTGACACCCGTTGCGCTCGGGGCCGCGAGAATGACGTCGCCAGAGGTCGGGTTGATGGACAGCAGCTTGCCGAAGTCGGCTGCCGTCAGGCTGCGGCTCACCGCTTCGACACTGACCGGAGTCAGAGGCGTTGCAGAGCCGCTTCCGCCGAAATCCGACGTGTCCAGAGCGCCAGGGAGATCGTCGTATTCCCACAGCAGTGTCCCATCCGCCTTGAACGCACGCACCTTGTAGGCGCCCGTCCCGAGGTAGCGGACAGGGCAAAGGCCGCCGCCGTCGCCCGTGATCGGCCACGCTGCCGCGGTCGTGAGCCCGCGGTCGGTGAAGACGTCCCGCTGGTCGAGCGTTCCTCCGTCGTAGACACGGATATAGCCGCCGCTTTCGGGGTCTCCCGTCGTGTCGTCGATGCGGTGGCCGGACCACGGGAAAAGCAAGCTGTCAGTCATGGATCATCGTCTCTTGCTGGTAGCGAGAGAGGGGAGCGAACGCGGGTGAACTCAGGTGGATCAGGCGGCCGCGCGGGACCGGGGCTGGCCGCGGATGTTCCTGGTGACGTCGCCGAGCATGGCGTCTGCCGCCGCGTCGGTGAGACCGAACTCGATCATCAGGATGTTGCGAAGCCGGCCCATCCCCTCGCGGAACTCCGGCGTCCAGGCCGTCCGCGCCTTGGGCATTGCGGTGAGCCAGTTCAGGAAGCGATCGGAGGCGAGCAGGCGGGCCATGCCGTTCATGCCGACGGCCTGGGCGATGCCTGCGGGGATGTGAAACATGAGCGTAGCGCCCATGAGCATATTCGGGACGCGGAAAAGATCCAGGCCGCGCCCTTCGATCATGTAGGGCTCGAGCCGACGTGCGATGCGATGGAGGCGCTCGAGCGCGTTGCCGAGTTCGCCGGCGTTGCCTGCGAACATGATCTTTTTGGCTTCGCTCGAAAGGCCGCCGTAGCGCTTCAGGAACTCCGGCATTCCCCCTTCGGCCATGTTGGAGAGAATGGCGCCGGTTGCGCGCTTCACGTCGCCCTTCTCGGTGGCGACGCGGTAGAATTTGCGAAGGAGGTCGATGTCGTGCGTGGAGCGCTGAGCGGCCTTCTGCAGCAACTGCAGCGCCTGTTCCGGGGCCACGTTGTCGCCGAACAGCTTTCTGAGCGTATCGACCATCTCGTCTTTGTGCTTGCCATAGGCGGCATCCACCATCTTCAAGCGGTCGGCGGCCATCGTGTACTCGGGGCCGTACTTGCTCCGCAGCATGGTCTGCAGGTCTTCGGTCATGGCGCCGTTCAGGCGCTGGAGCATCGCCCTGTCGGTAATGTCATCCGGACGGAACGGCGCCTCGGCCGTTCTCCGCACCGTTGTCCGCAGATGCCTTAGCCCCTCGAGAGGCATGTCGCGGCGCAGGTTGCTGCCCTTGCCCTTGTTCGGGATGACACCGAGATGCAACCGTCCAGCGACTTCACCGCCAAGCCTGTTACGCAAGTAATCCCACAGCATTTGCGAGTTGAAGTCGTAGTCCTTCCAGCCTCGCAGCAGGTTTCGGCCGCGCCCCTCGCGGCCGAAGTCATTGATCAACTCCATGACGGCCGTCCGCTCGGAGATGCTCTGCTGAGGGATCTCCACCGTCTTGCCCATCACGTTCACGCGCTTGGGCGGCTGATGCATGACGATCGGCGACATGTAGTTGCCGATCTGGCCTGGAGCGTTTGCTTCGATCTGGCGGTAAGCAGCGTCGAACTCGGTCTTGTAGGAGTGCTCCCGCGAAGCTCCGGGCCGGTAGTGCGGCGAATAGCTCGCCATGTCGGCGTCGTACTTGGCGTCCGCCTCGCGCTGACGGGCGCGGGTTGCGGCATCGGCTTCAGACCGCGCCGTCCCCCGCATGCGGGCGGTTTCCTGAATGGCGCGCTCGTTCTCTTCCGCCAGTGCCCGCGCCAGAGCCTGCTCGCGCGCCGACGTCTCTGCTGACACGCGGCGCTGCGTCGTGGCTTCCTCGGCACGGCGCACTGCGTTGCCGTGCTCGTTCTGGACCATGAGGCGCCAGCCTTCGTCGCGGATGCGCTCACCTTGCGCTTCGAGCTCGCGGATGCGGGTCGCGAGGGCTTCGTAGCGGGCGTTGCTTTCGGCGTAAGGGCGCAGGGCCTCGTCGAACCTTGCGTTGATCTGCTCGTAGCGGCCGCGAACATGCCGCAGGTCATCGACAAGGCCGAGCGCGTTGCGCTGCGGTCCGACGCCCGAATTGATGAAGTCGTCGAGGTTGTGTATTCCGCGCTCGCGGAGGATCCAATAGCTCTGCGGGTCTCGCTGAAGGCTCCGGAAAAGCTCGTTCATGTCCCGCCGGAACGCCGTCTCCGCCTGACGCGCCGCAGGCAGGACGCGCTCGTTGTGGATGCGGGAGACGCCGTCGATCTCCGCTCTGGCGGCTGCGATACGCTGTGCGATCTGCGGATTGATCTCCTCGAGCGTGACGGATTCGAACGGGCGATAATTGGTCCGCACAGGCTCCGGCGGCACATGCACGGCAGGTGTCGGCACGTCGTCGATGGTGAGCGTGCGAGGCTGGACGGGCTGGATCTCGACGGGCGGCACCGGATCGACGCGAGGCCGCGGCGGCACGTAGCCGGGCCCTGTCGGCACATGCGAGATGGCCTCCGCCTCGGCCGGCGTCATGCGGTTGACGACGGCGCCCGGGATCGTGTTCTGATCCAGGCTCCGGCGCAGGAGGCCCTGAACCTCCTGGCCAAGCTCATCGCTTGCCCGGCGTCCGCCGGCCTCTGCGATCGTCTCGCCGATCTGCCCCTCGAGCGCAGTGATCGACCGACGCGCGCTGTTGACGAGCGGCTGACCGACGGCGCTCCCCATCACGGTCTCAGCCGTCGTGCGGATGGTCGGGCTCGACGTCACGGCAGGCGCGAACACGGGCACGCCGGCCTCGGTGAACTCTCCCGCAACGTTCTGGTTGATGGCGGCAGTTTCGACCTGACGCGCTTCGGCTTGCGCGACCCGGGCCGCGCGCCAATCGCCGTAGCGGGCGATGCCCGCGCCGAGACCAGCTCCCAGGCCATACCCGAGCACACCGCCAGTGACGGCGCCGACGCCGCGGTTTTCAATGCCACCCTCGGCCTCGCCGAAGCCCTGGACGGCGCCGTAGCCAGCCGAGTGGAGCCCGATCTGGTTGGCGCGCTGCGCGACCGTCGCGCCCTCGCCAAGGCTCCTCATCCTAGCCGCAGGCGAAAGCAGGCCGCCGACCACCTCGGCCGCCACGGCACCGATCGGCCCGGTTTGCCTCCGCGCCTGCCGCATATTCTCGCGCTGCACCGCCAGATTGTAGTCGTAGCCTTCTCCGAGGCTTTGAGCGTCACCCGTAATCCGGTCGCGCACCGCCCCGAGGCCGGCCTGGATCTCGTCGGAGAAGCCGAAGGTCTGGCCGTGCTGCATGAGGCGCAGGGTGCCGTCGCGCTGGTTCTGCGGCACGTAGGGCGTGACGAGGCCCTGAGCCACCAGCCGCTGCATGATCGGCAGGTATTGCCGGCCGAGATTGCGGTTAAAGTCCGGGTTGTCGCGATCGTTGAGCACGCCGCGGGAATAGAGCTCTATGACGCCCGCGATTTGCGGCAGGCCGTTGTCTCCGGCCGTCAGCATGCCAGCGGCGTTCAGGTCGTTCAGGATCGGGCGGAACCGCTCCGGTGCGGCGCCGCGTCGTTCGAGTTCAACAAGCGCTTCGAGTGGTTGCATGGTCTATCGCATGTTCCGAATGATGTCTTGCGTCGACATGCCGCCGGCGCCACCCCAGCCTCCGCCTGCCGGCGCGGGGGCGCCACCACCGCCCTGTGCTCCAGGCGGCGTCTGCCCACCGCGGCCACGGAACCGGGCAAGGTCGTCGGCATTGACTCCGTAATAGTTCTGCAGGTTCTGCCGGAGATACCGGCGGAACTCCGCGAGATTGGCGTCCGTGAAGTCTTCCGTCACCCCCTGCAGCGTGCGAAGCGCACCAGCGATCCGGTTGTGCTTGAGGAGGCGGACCTCGGCGCTGTCCCACGCTTGCGGCGTGAACATCTGGACGTAATGGTCGAACTCTTGCCGTGCGGTCTGCGCACCAGAAAGGGCGTGCATAATGACGCGGGTCGCCTCGCCGTAGCTTGCCTGGGCTTGAGTGAACCTGCCACCGCCCGCCCACTGCGACAGCGGGCCGCCCGTGTTGTCGATGACCTGTCCAGGGATAGACGTGCTTTGCAGGTAAGCACCCACGACGTCGAGCTGGTTGAGGATCTCCGGGATCAGTCGCCGGGCGTTGGACGACGCGCTGTTCCCGGTCGCGCCGCCGTCACCCCCGCGCTGCTGGATCGGCACTGATTGGCCATCCGCCGTATATTGACGGCCGCGGATGGTGCCCGAGCTCCCGTTCACAGATTGCCAGTAGCGCTGGATGACAGAGTGCGGCGGCATTGCCACGCCGTTCTGCCCCCAGGTCGACGGCGCACCATAGTTCGTCTCGATCTCCTCGACGATCTCCCGGCGTGCGCCGATTGGCCCCCTGTAGCCGCGCTGCCCTCCATCCGGAGCACCGCCGCCCTGCGTCCCCTGAACCGGAACCACGCCGCCGCTCGGCGCGCCACCCACCGCCATCCCGCCAGGGGCAGCAACCGGAACGACAGGAAAGCCGCCACCGCCAGGACCGCCGAGCGGCGGCCGCTGGGCTGAAATCCCTGGAGCCGGGCGCGCCGCAGGTGCCTGCAAGGGAATGCCCGGCTGCGCCTGCTGTGGCGGCTGGGCGGCGGGAACAGAGCCGGGCAGGAGGCCATCGAGCGCCGTATTCGGAACCCCCTGAAGGGCAGCGTTCGGCGCCAGATCCATGCGCGGGACGCCAGGGAGATTCAAGCGCGCGTTGTCCCGCGCCAGGACCGGCGTGAGTGCTGCCGCAGCGTCCATGATCGCGGTTGGGTTGACCGGGCGCGGCTGAGCCGGCGCCGGCTGCGGCTGAGCCTGACCGCCTGGAGCGCCGACGCCAGCAGGACCGAGTGCCGCCAGCACCATTGGCGACCACCCGCGAGAGACCCGCGACGGACGGCCGTTCTCGTCCGGCACCACGTCGAACTCCTCGAGGCTATCCATCGCCGATTGGACGAGGCGATCCCGCTCGTTGAAGTTCGGCACGCGGCCCAGGAACGGCCGCAGCGTCTGCGCGACGAGCTGGAACTCCTCCGGCGTGCGGGCTCGAGCCAAAGACGTGAGGCTCTGTAGCGTAAAGCCGCGGTCGCGCGAGAGGTTCTGAGCATCCAGTTGCCGGCGGCGAAGCTCGACGTTTTCCATGTCGAGGGCACTGCGATCGTCGAGGCGTCGGTCCTGCGCGCGCATGTGCGTTATTTGCGCATCGTGCATGCGGCGCTGCTCGGCGAGCATGGCGCGGCGATGCTGCTCTGCGAGGTTTTCCGAAGCCGTCATGGAAACGCGGATCGCAGCCGGGCGCGAGGAGAAATCCTCGAATCCGCGGATACTCTCCGCGCCGAAGCGGGTCCGCATTTGCGCAATCAGCGTATTCCAGCGCTCCGGCGTGTCAGCCGCCGACGCGAGCCGCCCGAGCGTGTCGGAGAACCGCTGCTGCTGCTGCGTGTCCATGGCCTGAAACCGGGCGGCCCAGTCCATATCGCCCACCGACATCGCCTCGCGGAACGCCGCCAGATAGCCCTGGTCATTGGCGATGCGGCCCATGTTCGCGCGGTTCTCCCGCTGCGTCCTAGCAAGCAGATCATGCTCACCCTGCCGGAAGGCCGAGAGATAGCCGTTGACGTCGAAGCTCTGCGATTGAGGGATGAGCCCCATCTGCTGCATGGTGTCAGGCCGCCGCTACGGTTGCATCCCAGCCGCCCATGGTCGGGTCAGCGAAGTAACGATTGTAGAGACCCTGGAGATAGCCGCTGCCGCCGGCGCCCATCCCGTACCCGAGCGCATTTCCTGCGCCCTGCAGTGCGCCGCTCCAGGCGTTCGCCTGCCCGATCGTGCCGGCAGCCGACGCATTGCCCATGCCGCCGTAAATGCCGGCGATGCCGGTGTTGAGCTTGGTGATGTTGTCGAGGTAGCCGAGCCTCGTCGCCGTCTGGCCCTGGAGCGCGGCCTGGCCCGACTGCGCCATCTGCGTGAGGCCCGCGATGCGCTTGTTGTAGACGTCGTTGGCGGCGGCCATGCCGAGTTCACCGAGCTGGCGAACGGTGCCACCCGCGTGCAGGAGCCCGCGTGACGCGCGCGACGCTTCGATCGAGCGCCGACCCTGATCTGTCAGGAACGAGATGCCGGGATCGTTCTGGAAGTTGTTGAGGAGCCCCGCCTGCTCCTCGGCGCCGTTGAGACCGAGGAACCCGGAGAGCAACCCCCGCGCTTGGTTGCCGCTGTTGACGAGCGGCTGCCAGCGGCCGAGCGCGTCCTCCCGGTCGGCGAGCATCCAGTCCCGCTGACCGCCGAGCTGGTTGACGCCCTGCTGGAGGAACGCCAACTGCTGCTGCTGCGCTTTGGCCTGCGCCTTGTTGTTGAGGTAGCCGCCGAGGAGGGAGGCGCCGGCGCCGATGCCGGCCGCGATCAGGGGGAACATGGGGGGTTACCGCCGCTGCTGGGGATAGGACTGGGCTGCGCCATGCCCGCCGCCGAGGAAGCTGCGAATCGCGGCGGCGGCTTCCATGGTCGAGTCCGTCGGGTCGGTCCGCTCTGCATGGCGCAGAACCGCGATCGTATCGCTGGGGTCGACGCCCGCTTGCCGTGCGGCTTCCCGCATTCCTTCGAGAATGCGGGTAAGCTGCGCTGACATCTCGCCATCCCCGCGCGCGTTGCGAAGCTCGGCGCGCCGGGCCATCACGTCACCAACCGCATTGATTGCGCCAGAGTAGTGATCCTGCACTCTCCTCGCGGCGTTGTCGCCCGCCATGTTGGGCGGGTTGTCAGATAGCATCGTCACGCGATCGAACCAGTCAGCAAGCGGTCGGTTCGGATGCTCCTCGATCACTTCGGGCATGTCCGCACGCGCTCCTGCGCCGCGAACCATATTCCTGTCGGGGCTGTTGCGCCGCACTATCCCACCAAGATAACCGCCTGCCATGCTCTGTCCTTTCAGGGTGCGACGCGCTTGAGCGCGGCGAGGAGATCGTTGTACGCGGTGATTACCTGGGAGAGCGTCGCGCTGCCCGACAGGGGCTCAAGCGCTGCCATTTCCGTCGAGAGCTTCTGCATCGAGCGGCCGACGTCCTCGCTCCAGCGCAGCCAGTGCACCGTGAGGCGCCCGTCCTGCCCCGCGACCCGGTGATCCATCGGGATATCGCGAGAGATCTTCACGCGGCAGCCTCGCCGCGCGCAACGGCCTTAAGGAACGTGCGAACTACCGGCGCAGAGATTTCGAGCTCAAACACCATGCCGGACTCAGGAACCGTGCCGAGCGAGTTGAACCGGACGCGCGTGTTGCGCGCGCCGACGCCGCCGAGCGTCGCCATCCGCTGGTTTCCCCACGTCGCGCCAGCGTCTTTGGAAATGCGCAGGCCGATCTGCGGGTCGCTCTCATGATCGTCCGTCGAGTTGAGGCCGACGCCCGTCTGCAAGTCGATGTCGAGCGCGTCGATGGTGAGCAGGTGCGGAAACACATCGACCACGCCCGAGCGAAGCCGAACCGTCGACTTCACGCCGTTTTCCGAGCGCGCCGTGTCGCGCAGAATGTAGAGCTTGCCGGACGACACATCGCCGAGGATGGTCTTGCCGTTGAAGTCGAATGCCCCTTCCGCAATCCAGCGCGTCGACCGGAACGAGGTCCGCTCGAACCATTTCCCCGTCTTGAGGCTCACCTGCCACGTCCACGTCGGGCTCGACACGGTGTAGAAGGGAACGCCGCGCCATGTGAAGGCGGATGACGTGATCGTGTTGGGGTCGGTGACGGCGACGACATCCCTCTGTACGGCATCATGCGAAATCTGCTCGAGCCCCTGCCCGCTGGCCCGGTAGACGTGCCCGTCGTCGCCGACCCAAACGACAAAATCGCCGATCTTCTGGACCGATCCCTTCGACCTGCACCCGCGCCGCAGGACGCCTCCCGGCATGCGCTGGAACCTGTCCGTCGTCTGGCCCGTGTCTCGAAGGATCTCGACCGCCTTCTCGCCGAAGGCCCACAGGTCGCCCTTGAACTCGACGGCAATGACGATGCCGTCCGGCTCGGCCTCTGCGGTCACAAGCGACCCGACGGCGATGTTGGCGGCATCGTCCGATTCCGACCACACGATCCGGCCCGATGCCGCAGCGTAGACCGACGAATGATTGACCGTCGCAACGCTCACGGGCGGGAGCAGATCCTCGTCCGTCACCTGCGTGATCACGTCGTTCTCGACCACGAATGCCGTGTATTCCGTCACGATGGTGATCTGCGGCGGCGTCGCCTGGTTGCGATCGACGGCGCAGAACCCGGTGCCGGGAATGCCGCCGAGCAGCGTCGACGCGCCGGCCTCCGTTACCTTGAAGAGCCCATTTCCCGAGATCACGTAGGCATGCGGCCCGATCACGACAGCGCCGCGCAGCTTGCCGCCGTTCGTGAGAGTCGAAAACAGGTCGAACCCATCGAACGCATGGATCGGCGCCGGAACCTTGGCGTCCGCGTGCGGCTCTGCGTAGCCGTTGAAGTGCCGCGGTCCCGTGTCCGCGAACTCGCGGCCTGGGCTCGACTGCACACCGAAGCTGATCGGCAGGTCAGCCATAGGGCGCGAACCTCACGATCGGCTCGCGGTCATGGTCGCGCGCCTGCATCACCAGAAGCTGGGCGCGCTGGATGATCCGCTGCGAGGCGGCATCGGCGCGGCCGTAGTTGTCGAGGAGGCGGGCCGCGAGGTTGTAGCCGATGAGATCGATGAACTCCGGCGGGATGTCGAGGTCGTTGTTCTCGTCGTCGATGTCCTCGATGCGGCGGACGTAGCTGTAGCGGATCACCTCCGTCGTCGCGACGGCGAGAACCGGCCAGACATAGAGCACGCCCGCATCCCGCTGCGGATCGAAGTAGAAGCACGTCGGAATGCCGCTCGAGGTCTTCTCGGGCAGCTCGAGGTATTCAGCGCGCGTCAACCGCTCCATCGGCATGTCGCGGCCGTTGGCGTCGCGGTAGCGGGCCTCCTCGATCCGGATCGGCTTCGTCGTCGAGAGGGTATAGGTGCCGTTGGCGCTCGTCAGCGTCTGCGAGGCTTCGGTGAGGCGCCAGAGGTTCGGGCCGGCGACCTGCCAGCCCTTGAGCATGACGTTGAGCTCGCGCTTGCTGCGGGACATCTCGTCGGCGTCAACGTTCTGCCCAAGCCCGACGGCGCGCATCTTGTCGAGGGCGAACTCGATCACCTGCCGGGCGTTGAGCGCATAGTCCGTCGAGCCTGACGTCGCCATCAGAGATCATTCCTCGTCACGTCACCGGGCTCGATGAACACGTCTGCAGGCCTCGGCCTCGGATTGTCCACGCGCTGACGGTCGACGCGGCCCCGCACGTCCTCTTGCGGGTGCCGCGGCTCCCAGTCTTGCAGGCATACGACCGCACGGTCCCACCGGAGGCGTGACTGCGACTTGCGGACCTTGAAGCCGCACACGTCGCAGATCACCCAGTGGTCGCCGCGGATCCAGCCGAACTCGGACATCAGGCGCCCGGCGTGCCGTACATGCCGCGCCAGTCGGTCCAGCCCACGGAGAAGCGGACCGTGCCCTTGTGCTTGTAGTTGCCCGTGTCGAAGTCGCCATCCTTGTCGAACGACGTCGCGCGACGGGTGTAGCGCTTGAGGCCGTGCGGGGCGTTGGTCTTGATGAACCAGGCGTCCGCGTCGGTCAGGTAGTGGTTGATGGCAACGCCTCCGGGCAGGACGCCCATCTTCTTCATGGCGTTGACGTCGTTGTTCGGCGTGCCGGAGCGCAGCTCCGACTGCAGGATGCGCGTCGCCTCGAAGGCGTAGGCCGGCGGGACGACGAGCTTCTGGCCGATCAGGCTGATGTTGAGGCCGCGCGAGTCGGTCGCCTGCATGATCTGGATCAGCATGGCCTCGATCGCCGCCTCGGAGAGGTCCGCCGCCGTGCCGAGCACGTTGCTCTGCGAGCCCGCCAGCGAGGTGTGATCGTTGACGATCAGCGCCTTGCCATCCGCGCCCGTGTAAGACGTGTTGAAAGCGCGGTTGAGCACGTTCGCGCCGACGATCTCCTCGGTCTGGCGGACTGAGAACGCTAGGCTCTCGGCGCGCCGCATTGAGACGGTCTCGTAGAGGTTGTCATCCTTCTCCTCCTCAGTGCAGATGTACCCCATGCCGTAGACGACATGCGTGTAGCGCTTCGTCGCGCCCTGCGCCGTGGAATCGTAGGTGACGCCCTGCCCCTGCGCCTTCTCAGGAAGGAGGCCGAATCCAGGCATCTCGACCTCTTCCTCGTAGTTCTTGTCCGAGGACAGGTCGGCGAGGAACTCTTTCCATTCGACCGGATGCTCGTTGTACTTCTGCCCGAACCAGGCCTTGACGCCCGGCCAAAGGGCCTTGGGATTGGAACCCGTGGTGATGATACCAGCCATGTGCGTGCGCTCCCCTTAGATGCCGGTCGTGTTGCGCGACTGGTGGAGGTTGATTCCGACGAGAACCTTGGCGTTGGCGCCGATCTCGTTGTTCGCCCTCTGGACGAAGCCGAGAATGCGAAGCTGCAGCGTGTTCGTCGTCGCCTTGGTCGACGTGTCGAGCTGGAAACCCGAGTAGCCGGTCGCCGTGGAGCCGGAGCCGGCGACGAGATCGGCGTTGAGGCCGACGTCGGCTGCCGCGAGCGCGCCGCCGACGGCATCCTCCTGGATCT